TACTTCCCTAAATCCTGTTCCATTAGATATTGCACAGAATGGGTTTCCAGAAAATTTTTACTACAGATCTATGAAAAATAGTACATCCGGTGGATTTATGTTTACTGGTAAGAAAAGCAAATACATTGACTTCACTCCTAAAGACTTTAAGCAAGACGCTGTTACTCCAAAACCTGAAGTTTTAATTCAGGTCCAGGAAATAATAGATTCTTATTTACAAGACAAAACGTCTCATTCTATAGTTGGAGCTCAATTAAAGGATGAACCTAGAAGTTGGGATAAAGTTATTAAAGGAAATACACGCATGTTTGCTATGTCATCTTATGATATGACATTGGTGAATAGAATGTATTTATTACCATTTTATAGTATGATGTGCGAACACAGAGATGTGTTTAGTACTAAAATTGGAATAAATATGCACTCTGACGAAGTAGATACAATGTACAATACCCTAAAAAATTTTTCATCTAATATTATGGAAGGTGATTATGGTGGGTACGATACAAGTATGCCAATAGGAATTGGGTTTATGTCTAATTCCATTGTTTATACTGTACTTAAAAAATTAGGTTATAATGCTCATGCTTTGCAAATCGTCAAAGGCATTTTAACAGAAAATTTATTCCCAACTGTTGTATTAAATGGAACCGTCTTTACACCACCTGGTTTTCAACCGTCAGGCAAATATGCCACCGCTGAGGACAATTCCCTGCGCGGTGTAATTTTGTTACGATATGCTTTTACAGTAATGTGTACACCTCTTGGTTATAATAACGCTTTAAATTTAACTACGAAATTTAATGTTCGTGACTTTGATGATCTTTTACTACCGATAACATATGGTGATGATATGTTATGTGGTGTTAAAGATGAATTAGCACCTTATTTTAATAATATCACCTACGAAAAATTTGTCCGAGAAGTTTATTACATGACCTTCACGACGTCAGATAAAAAAGAACAGACAGAAAAATTTGTTCGTATTGAAGATATTTCTTTTCTCAAAAGAACATTTAAGTACCATCCTCTCATGAAACGAATCATTGCACCATTAGACAAAGATTCTATTATGAAAAGTTTATGTTACTATTTACCTTCAAAAGAAATTACTCCAGAAGAACAGATTGTTCAAACGTGCATTAGTGCTCTTACTGAACTTTTCTTTCATTGTGATGAGCAAAGTACCTATGATACTTATAGGCGTAAAATCATAGACAAATTAGCTGACTTGACTAGGTTCAGCATATCTGATTTGGAGCCCTTGTTTAAAACTTGGGATTCTTTATTGGATAAATATAGTCCACAATAGTTTTATTATCTTTTACTAATAAAAGATAAAACTCAGTGCCAAATATACTGAACATTTAATCACTTTATCAAACCATAAGATGAATGTTTACAGGAAACACTGTTATAAAAGGAGGCTTATTTAAGCTTATTATGA